TTGAAAAACGCAGACAACATGAACGTGGCATCGTCCATGGATACGCCATCGACTTCGACGCCGCCAGGGTTGAGATCCGGTGCCGAATGGATCGTCTCGGAAGGGCGCGATGCGCAGGACGAGTTCCTCGATGCCCTCAGCGAGGGTGAGCTGCTGGCGCTGCCCTACATCTTCGAATTCTGGGCCATGCCGCACCAATTGCCGCCCGAGAGCGACTGGCGGACCTGGGTCATCCTGGGCGGGCGCGGCGCGGGCAAGACACGCGCCGGGGCCGAATGGGTGCGCGCGCAGGTCGAGGGGGCGAAGCCGCTCGATGCGGGCGCCTGCAAGCGGCTGGCGCTGGTGGGCGAGACGGTCGATCAGGTGCGCGAGGTGATGATCTTCGGCGAGAGCGGGATCATCGCCTGCTCGCCCCCGGACCGGCGGCCCGAATGGCAGGCGACGCGGCGGCGGCTTGTCTGGCCCAACGGGGCGGTGGTGCAGGTGTTCTCGGCGCACGAGCCGGAGGGCCTGCGCGGGCCGCAATTCGACGGCGCCTGGGTGGATGAGCTGGCCAAGTGGAAGAAAGCCCGCGAGACCTGGGACATGCTGCAATTCGGGCTGCGGCTTGGCGAGGCGCCGCGGGTCTGCGTGACGACGACGCCGCGCAATGTCGGCGTGCTCAAGGACATCCTCGCCAGCGACAGCACCGCGGTGACGAGCGCGCCGACCGAGGCCAACGCCGCCAATCTCGCGCAGGGCTTCCTCGAGGAGGTGCGGGCGCGCTACGCCGGCACGCGGCTGGGGCGGCAGGAGCTTGACGGCGTGCTGGTGGATGCGGCCGAGGACGCGCTCTGGACGCCGACGATGATCGAGGCGCGGCGGGCGGAGGTGCCGCCCGATCTCGACCGGATCGTTGTCGCGGTGGACCCGCCGGTATCGGGCCACGAAGGCTCGGACGAGTGCGGGATCGTGGTGGTGGGCGCGGTCACGCGCGGCCCGGCGCAGGACTGGCGCGCCTGGGTGCTGGCCGATGCCAGCGTCGGCGCGGCAAGCCCGGCGGCCTGGGCCCGCGCCGCGATCCGCGCGATGGAGCGCTGGGGGGCCGAGCGGCTGGTGGCCGAGGTCAACCAGGGCGGCGATCTGGTGGAGCAGGTGATCCGGCAGGTGGACCCGCTGGTGCCGTTCCGCAAGGTCCATGCGAGCCGCGGCAAGGCGGCGCGGGCCGAGCCGATTGCGGCGCTCTACGAACAGGGGCGCGTGCATCACCTGCGCGGGCTTGCCACGCTCGAGGACCAGATGTGCGCGATGACCGCGCGCGGCTACGAGGGGCGCGGCAGCCCCGACCGGGTGGATGCGCTGGTCTGGGCGCTGACCGAGCTGATCGTGGAGCCGGCGGCGAAGTGGCGCCGGCCGAGCGTGCGCGCCGTGTGAGGGGGGGAGCGGGGCGACCCGGCGCATGGCGAAGGTCGGAGGGGGTCGCTACCTCACGGACGTTGCCCGACAGCGCCCGGAGCGATCACGCTGCGGGCGGGCTTCGGGGCAGGGGTCTCGGATAGGATGTGAGCCGCCGTCGATCCGGGTGTCGTGCGCTCCGCGCGATGAGCGAGGTCCAAGAAAGTTTCAAACTTTCTTGGACGGACTCTTTTCAAGAGTCCGGTCGCCAGCGGCACCGTCGGGTCACACCCGCCGCCGCGTCTCGGCGGGCCGCGCCGGTTTGCCCCGTGGCCGGCGTGCCCCCCTCTTCCAAGAGGATTCGCGGCCCGGGGACAGCGCACGGTGCGGTTAAGGTTCCTTAAACCTTTGAAGGTCTTTTGCCCCTCGAGCGCCGAGGTGAAGGAGCGAGCGATGATACTGGATTTCTTCCGGCAAGGAGGGGCAGAGGTGGCAGAGGTGCCCGAGCAAAAGGCGAGTGCCGCAGGCCGCGTCATCGCGTGGGGCGGGGCGGGCCGCGTGGCATGGAGCCCGCGCGACGCGGTGAGCCTCACCCGCAGCGGGTTCGCGGGCAACCCGGTGGGGTTTCGCGCGGTCAAGATGATCGCAGAGGCGGCGGCGGCGCTGCCGCTGGTGCTGCAGGATGCCGAACAGCGCTTTACCGTTCATCCGGTGCTCGATCTGGTGGCCGCGCCCAACCCGGCGCAGGGGCGCGCGGAGCTGTTCGAGGCGCTTTACGGTCAGCTTCTGCTCACCGGCAATGCCTATGTCGAGGCGGTCGGCGCGGGCGCGGGCCTGCCGCTGGAGCTGCACGTGCTGCGCTCGGACCGGATGAGCGTGGTGCCCGGCGCCGATGGCTGGCCGGTGGCCTATGAATACAGCGTGTCGGGGCGCACGCACCGGTTTCAGCTGGGCGAGGGCGCGCCGTCGATCTGCCACGTCAAGAGCTTTCACCCGCAGGACGACCATTACGGCCTGTCGCCGATGCAACCCGCCGCGCAGGCGGTCGATGTGCACAACGCCGCGAGCCGCTGGTCCAAGGCGCTGCTGGACAATGCCGCGCGGCCGTCGGGGGCGATCGTCTACAAGGGGGCCGAGGGGCAGGGCGCGCTCAGCACCGATCAGTATGACCGGCTGGTGAGCGAGATGGAATCGCACCACCAGGGCGCGCGCAACGCGGGCCGCCCGATGCTGCTCGAAGGCGGGCTCGACTGGAAGCCGATGGGCTTCTCGCCCTCGGACATGGAATTCCAGCAGACCAAGGAAGCGGCGGCGCGCGAGATCGCGCTGGCCTTCGGCGTGCCGCCGATGCTGCTGGGGATACCCGGCGATGCGACCTACGCCAATTACCAGGAGGCCAACCGCGCCTTCTACCGCCTGACGGTGCTGCCGTTGGTGGCGAGGGTGAGCGCGAAGGTGTCGACGTGGCTCAACGCGTTCACCGGCGCGGCGCTGGAGCTGGCGCCCGATCTCGACAAGGTGCCCGCGCTTGCGGCCGAGCGCGATGCGCAATGGGCCCGCGTCGCGGGCGCGGATTTCCTGACGGCAGCGGAGAAGCGGGCGCTTCTGGGCCTGCCCGCGCTGGCGGAGGATGCCGATGAGTGAGGGGGGGCCGCCGCCGCGCTACGGGTTCGAGGCGTTCGACTGCGCACCCGCGCTGCGGCTGGAGGCGCATGAGCGGGTGTCGGAGCTGCAGCAACGCGCCACGATGGAGCGGCTGGAGCGGCTGGAGGCCACGGTGGAGCGGCTGGAGCGGCGGCTGTGGTTTGCGGTCTACGGCGTGGTGGCGGCCGTGCTGGTGCAGGCGTTCCAGCCGATTTTGGCGGCGATGCCGTGAGGTTTTGTGGTGGGGATACCCCACCCTGCGAAAAGGATGAGGTGGATGGAGACGGAACTGGAACGGAAATTCATGCAGGGCGGCGCCGATGGGCTGCGCGTCACCGATGCGGGCGGGATCGAGGGCTATGCGAGCCTCTTCGACGCGCCCGACCAGGGTGGCGACATCGTGGCGCAGGGCGCCTATGACACGAGCCTCAAGCGGATGAAGGCCGAGGGGCGGCGGGTGCGGATGCTCTGGCAGCATGACCCGCGCGAGCCCATCGGTATCTGGGATGAGCTGCGCGAGGATGCCCGCGGGCTCTGGGTCAAGGGCCGCCTGCTCGACGGCGTGGCGCGGGCCCGCGAGGCCACCGCGCTCATCGCGGCGGGCGCGCTCGACGGGCTGAGCATTGGCTATCGCACCGTGCGCGCGAGCCGGAACGAGAAGGGCCAGAGGCTCTTGCAGGAACTGGAGCTTTGGGAGGTGTCGCTGGTGACCTTCCCGATGCTGCCCAGTGCGCGGGTCGCGGCGAAGGGTGAGAGCCCTGGCGACCAGACCTTGCGCGAGATGGCGGCCGTGCTGCGGGCGGCGCGCCGGGAGATGGCGCGCGACTGAGCCGCCGACCCGTAACCGAGAGGAGTTGACGATGACGACCGAGACAAAGGCTCGGACCGGGGAAGACATGTCTCCGGCCGCCGAGATGGGGGAAGCCCTCAACGGCTTTCTCGACGAGTTCAAGGGCTTTCGGGCCGAGATCACCACACGCTTTCAACAGCAGGAAGACAAGATGACCATGATCGAACGCAAGAGCCTGAGCCACGCGCGCCCGCAACTCGCTGGCGGCAATGACATGCACGCGCCCCATCGCAAGGCGTTCGACGCCTATCTGCGCTCGGGCGACGATGACGGGCTGCGCGGGCTCGAGCTCGAGGGCAAGGCGCTCAATACCGCGGTGGCCGGTGAAGGCGGCTATCTCGTCGATCCGCAGACCTCGGAGACGATCCAGTCCGTGATGAATGCCACCGCCTCGATCCGCGCGGTCGCCAATGTCGTGGCGGTCGAGGCGACCAGTTTCGACGTGCTGATCGATCACACCGAGCTGGGCCACGGCTGGGCATCGGAAACCGGCAGCGTTGCCGAGACCGACACGCCGCAGATCGAACGGATCTCGATCCCGCTGCACGAGCTGAGCGCGCTGCCCAAGGCGAGCCAGCGGCTGCTCGATGACAGCGCCTTCGACGTCGAGGGGTGGCTGGCCGGGCGCATCGCCGACCGGTTCGCGCGGGCCGAGGCCGCGGCCTTCGTCTCTGGCGACGGGGTCGACAAGCCGCGCGGCTTCCTCAGCCGTCCGGCGGTCGACAACGACGTCTGGACCTGGGGCAATCTCGGCTACGTGCCCACCGGCGTCGATGGCGACCTAGGCGGCCCCGACCCGATCGTCGATCTGGTCTACGCGCTGGGGGCCGAATACCGCGCCAATGCCACCTTCGTGATGAACTCGCGCACCGCGGGCATGGTGCGCAAGCTGAAGGATGCCGATGGCCGCTTCCTGTGGTCCGACGGCCTCGCGGCCGGCGAGCCCGCGCGTCTGATGGGGTATCCGGTTCTGATCGCCGAGGACATGCCCGAGGTCGCCCCCGGCGCGGATGCCATCGCCTTCGGCGATTTCCGCGCGGGCTACACGGTGGCCGAGCGGCCCGATCTGCGCATCCTGCGCGACCCGTTCAGCGCCAAGCCGCATGTGCTGTTCTACGCGACCAAGCGCGTGGGCGGCGATGTGAGCGATTTCAAGGCGATCAAGCTGTTGCGGTTCGCCGCCGCCTGAGGCGCGCGGTGAAGGCGGGCGGGGGCACAGGGCCCTCGCCCGGGGCGCGTGCCGCGCGATGCGGCGTTGTTCAGCTTCCCCTCCGTCCGGGCAACGCCGGGCGGCACGCGCCGATACGCCGGAGGGGTCCGGGATGATGGAGATGGTCCATGTTGCTGATGGAAGAGGGCGCGGTGCCGATCGCCGCATTGCCGCTGGCGGAGTTCAAGGCGCATCTGCGGCTGGGCACCGGATTCGCGGACGACGATATCCAGGACCCCGTGCTGGAGGGATTTTTGCGCGCGGCGCTGGCAGCGATCGAGGGGCGCACCGGAAAGGTGCTGATCGAGCGGGAGTTTTCCTGGGTGCTGCATGACTGGCAGGACGCGCACGGCCAGCCGCTGCCGGTCGCCCCCGTCAGCGCGATCCTGAGCCTCACCCTGCGCGACCGCGCCGACGAGGAAGAGGTGATCGACCCCGCGCTCTACCGGCTGGAGCGCGACGCGCACCGCCCGGTGCTGCGGCCCGCGGGGTACATGTTGCCGATGGTGCCCACCGGCGGCGTGGCCGAGATCGTGTTCCGCGCGGGCTATGGCGCCGTCTGGGGCGCGTTGCCCGCGGATCTGGGGCAGGCGGTGCTGCTGCTGGCCGCGCATTACTACGAGCACCGGTTCGAGACCGCGCTGAGCGCGGGCTGCATGCCCTTCGGCGTGGCAAGCCTGATCGAGCGCTACCGCAAGGTGCGCATTCTCGGCGGGAGCGCGCGGTGATGGCGCGCCCGAAACTCAACCGTCCGCTGGTGCTGGAAGGACCCGATCGCGCGCCCGACGGGGCGGGCGGATTCGTCCAGGTCTGGGCGGTGCGCGGCACGCTCTGGGCCAAGCTGACGCCCCGAACCGGCCGCGAGACGGCAGGCGGGGGACTGCGGCTGGCGCGCGCGACCTATCGCATCACCGTGCGCGCCGCACCGCAGGGCGCGCCCTCGCGCCCGGTTCCGGGGCAGCGCCTGCGTGACGGCAACCGGCTCTTTCACATCCTCGCGGTGAGCGAGAGCGACGCCGGGATCGGGTATCTCACGCTCTGGGCCGAAGAGGAGATGGTGGCATGAGCTATGGCATGGCGGCGGCGCTTCAGGCGGCGATCTGGCAGCACCTCGCCGGCGATGCGGGACTCGCGGCGCTGGTGGGCGGGGCAATCTTTGATGCCGCGCCGCAGGGCGCGGTGCCCGATCTCTATGTCGTGCTCGGTCCCGAGGATGCGCGGGCGCGCGGCGATGGAACGGCCCCGGGCGCAGAGCATCGCCTGACCGTTTCCGTGGTCAGCGCGGGCGCGGGCTTTCTCGCCGCCAAGCAGGTGGCCGCGACGGTTAGCGATGCGCTGGAAAGCGCGGCACCGGTGCCCGAGCGGGGGCGGCTTGTGTCGCTCAACTTCCTGCGCGCCCGTGCCCGGCGCAGCCGCGACGGGCAAGTGCGACGGATCGACCTGACCTTTCGGGCGCGCGTGGATGACAGTGCCTGATCCAACACAGAACGGAGACGAGACATGGCAGTTCAGAACGGCAAGGACCTTCTCATCAAGGTCGACCTCACCGGCGGCGGCAACTTCCAGACGGTGGCGGGGCTGCGCGCGACGCGGGTGAGCTTCAATGCCGAGAGCGTGGATGTCACCAGCCTCGACTCGGCCGGCGGCTGGCGCGAGCTCCTGGCGGGAGCGGGCGTCAAATCGGCAAACATCAGCGGCTCGGGGATTTTCCGCGATGCCGCAAGCGATGCCAGGATGCGGCAGATCTTCTTCGACGGGGAAATGCCGGCTTTCCAGGTTGTGATCCCCGATTTCGGCACCATCGAGGGGCCGTTCCAGGTGAGCGGCATCGAGTATGGCGGCACCCATGACGGTGAGGCGACCTACGAGTTGTCGCTCGCCTCGGCGGGGCGACTCGACTTCGTGGCGCTGTGAGCGGGATGGCCAACCCGTATGCAGGCGAGGTGGCGCTGGTCATCGGGGGCGAGGCGCGCGTCATGCGGCTCACCCTCGGCGCGCTCGCCGAGATGGAGGCGGCGCTGGGCGCCGATTCGCTGGTCGATCTGGTGGCGCGCTTCGAGGACGGGCGTTTTTCGTCGCGCGACGTGCTGGCGGTGATCGTGGCGGGCTTGCGCGGCGGTGGCTGGCAGGGCCGCGAGGCGGACCTGCTCACCGCCGATATCGAGGGCGGGCCGGTGGTGGCGGCGCAGGCGGCGGCGCAGCTTCTGGCGCGGGCCTTTGCCCTGCCGGGAGAGGCCGGGTGAGCAGGGGCCGCTTCGACTGGCCCGCGCTGCTGCGTGCGGGCGTGCAGGGGCTGGGCCTGCGCCCGGAAGAGTTCTGGGCGCTGACGCCCGCCGAATTGCGGCTGATGCTGGGCGAGGGCAGCGGCGTGCGCCCGATGGCGCGCGACGGGCTGGAGGCGCTGCTGGCGGCCTTTCCGGATGCAACCGAGGAGATGAGCGATGGATGAGCTGGACCGCGCCGACGATCTGGAGACGCAGATCGATGCGCTGGACAATGCCATGGGGCAGGCGGGCGCGATGGCCGCTGCCTTTGCCGGCGAGCTGCAAAAGGTGCGCGGCGGCTTCGCCGCCGCCGGGCAGGATGTGCAGAGCCTCGAGCGCGGCCTGAGCCGCGGCCTGCGCGGCGCGCTGCGCGGCGCGGTCGTGCAGGGCGACAACCTGTCGGATACCCTTGAACGGCTCGCCACGACGATGGTCGACAGCGTCTTCAAGGATGCGGTGCGGCCCGTCACCGACCAGGTCGGCGGGCTGCTGGCGCAGGGGGTGGGCGCGCTCTTCGGCGGCGCGTTCGAGAAGGGGGGCAGCTTCGCGCAGGGGCGCGTGATGCCCTTTGCCAATGGCGGCGTGGTGAGCGGCGCCACGACTTTCCCGATGCGCGGCGGGCGCCGCGGGCTGATGGGCGAGGCGGGGCCGGAGGCGATCATGCCGCTGAGCCGCGGCCCCGACGGGCGGCTTGGCGTGCGCGCGCAGGGGGGCGGCAATGTCAGCGTGGTGATGAATGTCAGCACGCCCGATGTCGAGGGTTTCCGTCGCAGCCAGGGGCAGATCGCCGCGCAGATCGGCCGCGTGATCGGGCGCGGCGCGCGCAACCGCTGAGAGGGAGACGGGCCATGAGCTTTCACGAGATAAGGTTTCCGGCGAGCCTGAGCTTCGGCTCCATCGGGGGGCCCGAGCGCCTCACCGAAATCGTCACGCTGGCAAGCGGGCACGAGGAGCGCAACACCCCCTGGTTGCAGGCGCGCCGGCGCTACGACGCGGGCGTGGCGCTGCGCAACCTCGAGGACGTCGAGGCGCTGATCGCCTTCTTCGAGGCGCGGCAGGGGCAGCTTTACGGCTTTCGCTGGAAGGACTGGAGCGATTTCAAGTCCTCGCGCGCCGGGGCCGCGCCCGCCTTCGACGACCAGCGGATCGGGGTCGGCGATGACGCGACCGTGGCGTTCCGGCTGTTCAAGACCTATCGCTCGGGCGCGCAGGAGGCCGCACGCCCCATCGTCAAGCCGGTCAGCGGCAGCGTGCGCATGGGTCTCGGCGGCGTGGAGATGCGCGAGGGTGTGCATTACGCGGTCGATGACACCACCGGCATCGTTACCTTCACCGAGCCGCCCAACCGGGACGTGGTCGTGACCGCGGGGTATGAGTTCGACGTGCCGGTGCGGTTCGATACCGACCGCATTCAGGTGAGCCTTGCGAGCTTTCAGGCGGGCGAGGTGCCCAGCGTGCCGGTGGTGGAGATCCGGGTATGACCGGGGCCGAGGCGCTGGCCGCGCATCTCGGGCAGGGCGTGAGCACGACCTGCCGCGCCTGGGCGCTCACGCGGCGCGACGGGGCGGTGATGGGGTTCACCGATCACGACCGGACGCTCCGCTTCGAGGGCGTCACCTTTCGCCCCGAGACGGGGATGAGCGCGCGGGCGGTCGCCGCGAGCACGGGGCTCGCGGTGAACAATACCGAGGCGCTTGGCGCGCTGGCGGACGGGGCCATCACCGAGGCGGATATCGACGCCGGGCGCTATGATGGCGCGGCCGTGCGCGCCTGGATCGTCAATTGGCAGGACGTGACGCAGCGGGTGGCGATCTTTGCCGGCACGATCGGTGACATCCGCCGCGCGAGCGGCGCCTTCGAGGCGGAGCTGAGGGGGCTCACGGACGCGCTCAACGTGCCGCTGGGGCGGGTGTTCCAGAAATCGTGCAGCGCCATCCTCGGGGATCGCGACTGTACCTTCGATCTCGATACGCCGGGGTATGTTGCCGAGCGGGTCGCCGAAGAGCTGGTGGAAAACCGCCTGTTCCGCTTTGCCGACATGGCCGGGTTCGCCGAGGACTGGTTCCGTCATGGCGTAGTCAGGGTGACGAGCGGGCCGGCGCAAGGCCTCTCTGGCATGATCAAACGGGACCGTATGGAAGGCGCGGGCCGGGTCATCGAGCTGTGGCAGCCGCTCGGGGCCGCGGTCGCGCGCGGCGACGGGCTGCGGCTCGAGGCGGGTTGCGACAAGCGGCGCGAGACCTGCCAGTTCAAGTTCGACAACCTTCGCAATTTCCAGGGCTTCCCGGATATCCCCGGCGATGACTGGGTGATTACCGATCCCACGAAATCGGCCCGGCTGGATGGCGGGAGCCGCAGGCGATGA